CCTGTTGCTACCTTCTCTGCAACGACTGCTTTAGCTCTGGCTTGTGCTACTTTAGCTTGACCATCAGCTTTTACTTTCTCTACCTTGCTGTTCATCCAAGAACCTGCAAGATTAGCTATAGGACCTATTAACGCTGCGAACATGTGCATCCCTTTTTAGTAAACCTACTATCAATCCATACTTTACCGTAGTACAGAATAAATAACCACATAGTAAACAACGCACCCTCTAAGTAGGATAAGTCATTCCAAGCATCTAACACCATATTCTCCATCAAACTCTCCCTTGAGATTTATGTAACATTCTTACATATCGTCTATAAAAACTGTTGCTTATCTTGTTTAGTATTTTAAATATTCTAAAATTAATTTCTATTAACATTTCCATCTCTTCCTAGCTTGTCTTAAACGACTGTTAGGGTCTTTTGCCGCTTTAGGAAACTTCTTCATTTGCCCTGCACTTCTTGCACAATAGGACTTTCTACGTTTGGCAGCTGTGCTACCCTTCTTTACTTTACCTGTAACTGCTGTCTTTAGCTTTGATCCGGGATTATCCCTTCTGTACTTAGCTACACCTTTTTTAGTCATACCTGCACCCGACTTAGTTGGGCGTTTCTGACCACCACTTATGGTGTGACCTTTCATTGTACCTTTGCTAGACATTGTTACTCCGTAATTGTTAAGAGGGCAAGTTGCCCTGCCCTCTCAAGTTTAGTTGTTAGACACCTGTCTGAACAGCAGCAGTTTGAACCATTGCAGTTGGATCACCAATGTCGGCAATCAAAGCAATAACTCTGAAACGTACTACAGCAGAATCTGCACCCAAGATTTTAACTTGGATAGCATCAGTTGCTATAACAGTATTGATACCTGCAGCTGTAGGGTGAAAGTTGTAGATGGCATCAGCATTTCCATCAACGCCATCACAGAAAGCGTCAATGTCGGTGCTTAAACCAACATCAAAAGTCACACTAGAACCACCAGCTTCAAGAACGTCAAGACAACCACCAAGAACGATGGAGTTGTCAGGAAGATCAATCACCTTGATGACATCGTTAGCTGTAAGGTTTGTATCAGCAGCGTCAAATATTTTGGACTGCATGATGTAAGGTCTGATTGCGTGAGCAGGGTGACCTATAGTTCCCCCACCAGTTATGGTGAAATCAACAGTAGCCATTTAATTATCCTCTCTATGCAAAATCTATAACGCCACGAACAATTGCTTCTTGTCTTAGAACTTTTCTTCCAAAAACATGCAATCCTCGAATAACGTCAGAGAATGATTCAGTTGAACGTACCACTTCAGTCTTAGCGATGTGAGACGCTGTAGCCATAGCAGAAATGTGACCTGCAAGAACAACATTCTCAGAAGCATCTGTAGCTAATGTAGCTGATCCATCTGTTAATGTTACTTGGTCAATTCCACCAGTGCTGTTTAAGGCAGTAGTCTTATAACATCTAAAGCCTGCTAAAGTACCAACAGTTGCTAAACCATTTCTTAATGCAGAAGTTTGGTCGCCTGTTATGTTTACTTCAGCTATTTTATTTCCAGCTTGAAAAGCTTTCTGATAAAATATCGGAGGTGCTACGAACCATCTGTTTTCTTCAGGAACAGATTGATCGTCAAGAAGTCTAGCCATCGCAAGCATCATATTGATACCGTTGTCGTCTGTCTCCACGTTGATAGGAGCATTAGCTGTTCCTATGTCACCTGCCGCAGCAGTAGTTGTTAAAGTTGTACCTGATACTGCAGAAGCCGCAATTCCAGCAGCGTCTGATAGGTTTTGTAGAACGTTTGCATCAAACTTTCTTTTTAGTGCATATGCACCTGAAGAAGTTGCTAACGCTTCAAAGTTGACATGTGAATGTCTTTCTTCGATGTCGTCAATCTTAAATCCAAAAGCATTAGCTTGGTCAACGGTCAATGTTATTTGATCGTCAGCTAAATCTTGAGGATTAATGACAGAACCTCTCTGGTACGCAGACACAGTGAGTGTTGGTTCTTTCATTATGTTAACAGTATCGCCAAAGTTTTCAATTTCGCCAGTATAGTCGGTATTAGTAATATCTTCTGCCACCGAAGCTCTACGGAAGAACTTAAGAACTTTTTGGCTAAAAATTTCGGGTGCGAAGTTACCTGACGGTAAATTTCCATACCCTGCACTTGTAGTAAAAGCCATTGTATTATCCTTCCTCTATTTGAGGTTAGTTTATTGAGTTATTCGCCCTTCTGCTCGTGCCAGATCAATTTCTTTTTCAAGATTTTCAAACTCCCACGATTTCAGTTTGGCGATGTCGGACATCTTCCAAATTTTACCATCTTGCTTAGATGTTGCAACTTGTGTAGCATTTGTTTTTGATACAGACATTGCAGCGTCTTTACTTTTATTGACAGTTGGTTTTTTAGATGTTGTAGTGCCAATGTCAGCGTTGTACAGATCAACTACTCGACTTGCCCATTGTGCATCTGTATTATTATTATAGATACCATCTGAGATAGATTTAGGTTGCTTATCTAACCAGCTTGTAAATTCTTCACTTACTTTCAAAGTATCAAATTTAGGCTGTAATCGAAGTAATTCTTGATATGCTTTATCTTTCTCAAGTTGTACTTCTTTTTCTTTTAGACTTAACAAGTCTTGTTCGAGTTGTTTAACTTTTAAATCTGATTTACTAGCAGATATTTTATCAATAGCATTGTACACATCTGGATATTGATTTTTAAATTGATCTAAGCTAGAATCATCTTCTTGTACTTTAGCTTCGGAATTTTGATTTGCAGACATTCTAGAAATCATATCTTGCTTATCATCTTTCCATTCTTGTAACTTAGAATCGTAGTGTCTTTTTAAATCATCATATCGTTTTTTATAGTCGATATCATCTTTTTTTTGAGACTCTACAAAGCTAGTCGGGTTAGCAGGTTGCTCTTCTTGAGTAGCTACTTCTTCTTCTTGAGTAGGGTCTTGAGCTTCCAATTCTTCTTCGTCTTCTTTATCAACTTCCTCTCGGTACTTGTTTTTATAAAGACTAGGATTATTAACTACCCCAAAAGAATCATTGGGTTTGTTGGCTCGTGAGCCAGTTACTTTTCTTGCCATTGTTATTACCTCATTTATTGCAGTGCCACATGGCTGTGGGTAGCTGCTTCGGATGTCAGGGCCAGATATTGCTGGGTAGCTGACTAATTCAGTGATACAAGGGGTCTAGCACGATTGTTAGTGTATCGGCTAATAAAGCCACCTCCTTGTGACTGTGCGTTAAGATTAGGCTTAGGTTGATTTTTATTTATCCTATTCATATAATTTTCTGTCATTGCATTATATGCACCTTCTCTTATTATCTCTTCTTCGTTAGGCATAGTTGATTGTTTATTTTCACCTGCCATCTTCAAATACTCATGTAGATATGTACCTACTTTAGTTCTTCCTTGTGGTATTAAACTTCCTGATTTTACAGAGTTTACCATAAAAGGGTCTGTTGAATTTCTAGGGTCCCAAAAGAATGTACTGTTATTTGTAAAATCTTTTCTTGCTCCTGCTATAACTTCATCTGCTATGTTTACGTACTGTTTATATTTTTTTGTAGTTTCAGGGTCTTTTTCATTAAGGAGTCTTAAGTATTTTTTAAGAGGTGTAGGTTCTAATCCTTGAAATTGAAAAACTCTATTACCTTCTTTGCCTTTTTGTCTTTTGGTTATCGCAGTATATACATCTTCTATTTCTTTAAAGTCTTTTTCTTCTGAGTTTATTCTATTTAATATAATGTGGGCAATACCTTCTGCACCTTCTTCTCCTAGTGTGCTACCCTCTGAAAGCATAACAAACGCTAGCAACTCTTGATCTGTAAATTGTTTAAGAAGTCTTTGAGCTTTATCCCTAGATTTGTTATTGTTCTGTGCTTGTGTACCACCTCTAATTAAAGGTTTATACTCTTTCCACACTTTACTAAATCTATCTGGATCAACAGAAGAAACTTCTAAACCTTCGTTTGCTTCTATGAAACCTCCCTGCTTAGGCTCGACTTTTTTTTTTACTGCCTTAGTGGCTTTCTTACCTCTTTCATTTAAAGCAAGTAGCCTTTTCCTACCTATGACATCAGCTTCTTCAGGCTGTATCATTATCTCACCATCGGCTGTAATAATTTCAGACATACCTTCAGGGTTATTTTCATCTAAATTAGTTTCTTCACCACTCTTTGATCTAAGATATGCCCTAGCTTCCTCTATCATCTTTACAGCATCTTGCTCCCCCATCTGATCTACAGCCTGTTTGTTAATTATAATGGCTGCACCTCTAGGGTTCTTTTCGTTAGGTGCTAGTGTTGGGTTATCATCAGTTACACCTTCTTCATCAGTTGTTTCGCTAGATGGCTTACGTATAAACCCTGATTCTGGTTGCCCTTCCATTAGTTCGTTTGCTGAAAGAACCATATCCCCATCATCTTGTCCTACGACATTAGGTGCAACTGCAGTTCCATCTTGTATGGAAGGAGCTACCTGATCGCCCTCTGCCATCCCAACTTGACCTCCTTGTGCAAACTCTAATCCACCGTAGGAATCCCCACCTTGACCTACACCACCAGAATCAAAATCATCGTTACTATCATCGCTATAGCTTATAGTTCCTTGCGATGTATCCCTAGTTGCTGCGGCTTGATTTTGAGCTGCTGTCTGTTGGTTGTTTTGTCTAAATTGGTCTTCTCTTTGTTCTTGGGTCATCCCTGAAGTTTTAGTACCTTCTGAAACTACTTTCTTTTTCTTTATGTTCCAAAGATTTACTTTATTCTTTTTCTTTTGAGAAGCACTCATCTTTCCTGCGTTCATAGCTCTTTGTTTCCAGCTATTTAAATTAGCAAGTCTCTCAGCGGCTGAAGCGTTACGCATACCTGATGTTCTAGATGATTCTAACCATCCTCTTGCAAAACTCTGTGCTTCTTTTTGAGTTAAGTTTCCTGATTTAAAACCTTCTCTTGCCATGTTTGTAAAATCATCCATGTAACCATATTGTGCTATTTGACCACTGACACTTACAAATCTACCGTCTGTTCTGTAACCTCCTGTTAGTGTTCCATCTTCTGTTCTTGTAACAACTACATCTTCATTGCTGTCTGAATTGGGATCGTAGTTATATGGGTTTTTACCATTTTGTAAAGCTTCTACACTTTTAGCAACGTTTTGACTCATACCTTGTGGTAGACCTTTGTACATAGTAGAACCTTTTACTCTATAGGCAGTTCTGTTACCTATTGTAAAAGCGTGACCTGTGTCACCACCAAAACCTTTGCCTTGACCTATGTTAATAAAATCGGCTTTTTTACCCGTAGCAAAATCTTGTTTATCTTGTAATATTCCCTTTGTGTATTGGTCTTGTATTTGACCTGCAATCATTGCTGCTTGCTGTGGAGGTCCATCTGCCACATCTACCATTATGCTAGGATCAACTCCGTACCCATAGTCAAAATTTAAATAGTCGTATTTCTCAGGGGTAGCCATGTTATTTAATTTATCGTTTTTAATTTGATTTAAACCATCATACTCATCAATCAAATTATAAGTTGTAGCTATATTGCCTATACCTGATCTCTGAGGAAATCTAGTTTGACCCAAAGGACTGTCTACTGCAACTGTGTCAAATTGAGAAATAAGAGGTCCTGCTATAGGAGCTAACCCCAATATAGCTTCACCTATTCCCATTCTTTTTGCATCAGAGTATCCTTTACCTGTAACATCAGGAAATTGAGTTGAGCTAAATATACCTGATCTGTCTAGAGTGTAGTTAGTGCTTTTAAGGTAGTCTTCATAAGATGAGTGTTTTATCTGGCTGTAGTCTACTGTTCCAGCACTAATACCATCTAAACTAAATCTCATATCACTTTCTTGTTCTGCTGTAGCACCACCACTATCGTTTTGTTGTGCAGGTCTACCTGTTAGATAGTTAGGATCAAAAGGATTTTCAATTACGGGAGGTGTAACATCAATAGGATCACCTGCATCTGGTAAAGTAGGTCTTGTTTTATAATAGTCAACAAAACTTCCAGTTCCCTCTTGTCTATTACCGTATCTGTCTATAAACGCCATTTAACTATTCTTTCTTACTGCTTCATGGTTAGATTTCATTTTGAGTAGGGTTTCCAGTAAAACCAGCTTCCCCTGCAACTGGCGTAGCTCCGACTCCGATTGTGCCACCGTCAGTGCCTGCACTATTACTATCTTGAGACTGTTGAGGTACTCCTCCAGACCCTGCCATGTTTGAGGGTTGTTGATTAGGGGTGCTATCATTTTGGCTTGGTCTTTGTTCAGCATTTGCCATCATTCCTTTTAACATTTCTGCATAAATTTGTGCTTCGTTTGTATCATTGACTAAGCTATCAGGGTCTATGTCTTGAGATATAGCTAGTTCACGAATAAGGTTAGGTATTTTTATAAACGGTGCAAGCATAGGGTTGCTTACAGTCTGTAACAAGCCAATTAATCTTTGACTACGTACTTCTTTTTGCATAACTGCTGCAACACCACGAGGTTTGATCTCAAGATCACCTTTTACATCATCCATGTCCTCATTAAACTGCATATTCCATTGAAAATAGGACTCTCCTAAAGGTTTAAGCAAATAATCATCTATATTCTTTATTACTGTTTTCATTGATAGGTTTGCACCACCCATCAGCATTGATAAACCTGCTGCAGTTCTTCCTGTGCCACTGACACCTGTTTGTCCGTGCATAACAGAAGGCATACCTGTTTCTTCGTCTGCAAGTTGTCTAGAAATTTGGTACATCTGCAAGTTTTCTCCTGCAGTGTTTGGAAACTTAAGACCGTTGATTGCAGTTCCTGTCACACCTGACTGTCTACGGAATATCTTTCCGGGAAATATATCCATGTTCTGTCCGGGAACTAGACTAGCTTCGTCTACGTCAAACACAAGATTACCTGCAAGTGCTAAGTTGTCAATAGCCATTCTTACGTGACCATTCATAAGCAACTGAGCATCTTCCATGTTCTCGGCTATACCTACACCCCATAGTTGATAAGGATTAGTTTCATAGGGTATAGTAAAGAAGGGTATTCGTACAGGAGTTAAAGGGTTTAATACACATCTTAAAACTTGTCCATTGCATATCCACGCATTGATTTGCAACTGAGAGTAATTCTCTGTTTCGCCAATTTCCTGCATGCCTATTTCTTCTGCAAACTTAGAATCAATAACACCCCAGTATTCTAGGACTTCGTATCTATTTTCTTGGTAGTTTGCCTGAGTTTCATCGTCTCTTATAGTATCTTCATAATACTTATCTTCGTAGTTAGGTCCGTGTTCAAGAATCTCATTAATTGCTTCTGCTCTAAAGTGTGGCATTAAAAGTAGACCACGTAACTGTTGTCTGTTCATACGATGTCTTTGTATTGCGTATTCACAATCTTCCATAGTTGTTGCAGATGGGTCTGGATGAAAATCCCACAAAGGAACGTGTTCTAATCTAGGAGCAACCTTCTCATACGGTTGATACTCTCTTTCACCTTGCTCATTTCTTCCCCATCTGTGAACCCTTTTGTACATATTTAAAGGGCCTTTCACCACGCCTGTTCCTAGCATTGCAGCTTCAAATATAGCTTTACGTATAATTGTAGTGGCATTAGTATCTAGTAGTTGATCGTGGATTTGTTTTTCGCACATGAGAGCAGACTTTTGTGCAGGTGATATTTGAGGTTCACCTACTCTTGACGGGCCTTCACTTACGGGAGCATTTCCAAAGTCTTTTCTGTAAGCTCCGAGATAATCTTTCGGTGTCTCGGCTGCAGTAGCTCCGGGAGGAAGTTCTTTACCATCACCCTCAAAGCCATACGGATCAGAAGAAGCCTGTTCCATTGCACCATCAACAGGAGTTGTCATGTGAGCAAACTCAGCAACACCCTCTGGTACTGGTGTTGATTCTACAACAATTGGGAATTTTTTATTAGCAAATAGTATATCTATTATCTGACCATATGCAGCAAGAACCTTAGTTTTAGTTATCTTAATAAAAACTTTTGATTTTTCTGAACTACGGTACTGAGTAGTAGAATCATAAATGCCACGAAAGTTCTTATATGCCTGCAACCATCGTTGCTCGTGGGAGAACCTCCCCTTTTCAGAATCATCAAACTTACCTCTGATGTACCCTGCTAATCCCGGCATGTATTCGTCAGGATTAACTACATCAATAGGTTCGTCAGATTCTGGTTGTAAAACCTGATCTTCCATGTATTTACCTTATTTAGAAATAATTTTTTTCGTCTGCCATAGCGAACAAAGAAGCTTCAACTGTTGGCTTAGACTGTTGTTTAGGCATGTTAGACTGTAGTTCGTAGTTGCCCATAGTTGTGTCAAAGTCTTTACCTTCACGAGTTAGTCCTGCATCTGGTGCATTATATGATGTTTTATCAGCGTTCATTATGTATGAAGCACCGTAGTTATAGTTATTGTTTGGCATTGCCATCTCCTAAATTTGACCTGACATTAACATATTGTCAATCATCGGGTCAGTTTCTATTGCACCACTATCTAATTGTCTAGTGGTAGAGTTACTTGACAAACTTCTCATCTGTTCGCCAAGTGAAATCTTCTCTTGTTGTCCTGCTAGTTGTTTTGCTGATTCTTTATCTAGCATTTTGTACAATTTTTCTTTTTGATCTTTTGGTAGCTTTATAAGGTCTGCTCTATTGATACCTAGTTGTTTTGCTACTCTATCTTCTTTTTCAAAGGCTTGTTCGCCAATAGTAGAAACAGTACTAGCTGCAATCGTAAGTCCTGCACCTACAGGGTTAGCACTTCTTGCTGCAAGTCCTGCTTTCTTAAGCACTTCAATAGTTCCCTTTTCAAGAACTTCTTCTGCAACCATCTGTGTGCCAACGTCTGCTCCTGCTTCGGCATTTCCTGACATTAAAGCTGTACCAATACCAAGACCTCCTGCTAAGATCATGTTTGCCTTGCCACCACCCCCGTCAGGTGTTTTTAACTTTTTCTTTTCTCTGTAGGCTTTCATTTGATCTGCAATACTAATTTCACCACTTAGTATTTTACTTATAACATTTGATTTGTTATCTACTGCACCTGTTGCAGATGGAGTAGTGTCTACAGGTTGATCAAAAAAACCTTCTAGTGCGTAGTTTGCTTTTGATACCTTGTTTTGTATATCTGGTATTGTTGTTGCATCTTTACCTTGAACTCCGTTTATCCAATTGCCAATTCTCTGTTGACCATCTCTTTCCCCTTGTGTAAATCTACCTCTAGCTCTAAGAGCATATTTTTGTTTTTTGGTTTGACCTCTACCTTTTGTACCAGAGGTTTCACTTCTACCGTGTAAAAAATCAATAAGTTGATCTGCCTCATTAAGCTCGTTTAGTCCGACTGAAGCGTGAATGTTTCTTGACAACGCAGATCCAAATTTACCAGTTTCTGTTTTTTCAACAGGATTTAAGCTATTATATTCTTTCCCTGATTGATTATCAATAATTATAGGAGTACTTGTTGTTATATCAGAGAGCATACTAGATATTGCAGGAGTGCCTATTGCAGATACTTTTACTTTACCGTCTTTACCTATTGTCTTTTGTACAAATATAGGTGCTTTACCTGATTTCTTTTGTTCAGCAAGATATGCTTTAATGTCAGGATCATTTGCATTTATTTTTAATTGCTGTTGTAGATAAGCGTGGGCATTTTCACCAAGAGGAACAGTGTACGGAGTAGCTTTCTTTTTAAAAGATGTTTTACCCTTACTTGCTCCCTTTCTAGTTTCTTGATCTTTTTCTGCACCTACTGTTTTAGTTTGTGGAGTTACATATATAGCTCCCTGATCTATTAGATACTCTGATCCTTGCAATCCTGCAATAAGTCCGGGTCTAGGGCCAGTATAATAACTTACACGAAAAGCGTTGGCTAATGCTTGCTTTGGATTATTTGGATCATCTGCTATAGCATCTATTTTATCAAAAAATTCTTTCCACCCCTGTCTGTTGTCTGTAAGTATCGCCACTTCTGCAGCTCCTCCAGCAACTTTTCTCTCACCAAATACTATTTTAGTCTGTTCGTCTTTTGCTTCTAATCCGGGAATAATATTTAAAGAAGGATCGTTTGGATTAGAAAGAGATATTCTTCTTCTAACAGGTTTAGAGATTAATCGTAAATTATCTATCATTGTATTAAAAGTTCCGGGTGTATCTGTTTGACCTAGAATCTCATCAATAATACGACTTCCTTTATCTCCTTTAAAAGCATCTACAAGAGCTACGTTTTTATATTTCTTAAACTTACCTTTGTCACCAAACGAAGTTATGGTACTTGTACCAATTTCTTTATTATATAGTTCGGCTGCTTCAGCTAGTGTAATTTTTAATGGGTCTTTTTCTGCCACTTTTGTTGCTTTCTTAAATAAGGTTGGTGACTGTGTCTTTAAATCATTAGACATAACAGTAATTACTTCATTACCTATTCCGGGATACCTTCCTTTTGTATAAAATTTTATTAACTCTTTAGCTTGCTCATCTGTTACACCCCCACTAGGAATGTTTTTACCTCCAAATATTTTTACAAGTTCTGGAACGTCTGTGGTTTTAAAAGTAAGTAATTCTCTAACTGATGTTCTAACGTGATTTGTAAGACCTTGATAAGCTTTATTATCAAATATTCCTCTTACGGTATCTTCTGCCATTTATTAATATCCAAATGTTTCATTTTGTACTTGATAGACTTGAGCCTTGATGCCATTAAGCGTTTGATGAATCGAAGCATACCCTGTCATCCTTGTCATTAACATATACCTCAGAGCATCGTATGCGTGGTCTTCTGCTTTAGTGTCTACGTCTTCACTATTAGTCTTGGAAAGAGGAATTGCTGCCAACTGCTTGACAGTGTTGCTACAATTAGAAAACACTCGTAGTCTTGGTTCATTTGTTCTTGGGTCATCTGATAGCCTACGATGTATTTCCATCTTGCCTTGTATTCTATTACGATCTGATGGTGTCCAACGGACTCCACATCGCATCATCGTTTCTGCTATAGAAGGACCGAACCCTGTCTTGTTCCAACAAGAAGCATCAAGTACGGTATAGTGAGGTAGAGGGTCTAACTGCTCTGCTTCTAGTATTCTATCAGCTAATTGTTCTGCTGTCAACTGTTTTACGTACAATTCACGATAAATCCATATATTGTTATCCCAATCAATAGCACCCCACAGCACACAAGAAGGACTCGCATACCCATAGTCAGCGGCTCGTATACGGGGCCAGTTGGTAGGTAACTCAAAACTCTCCACCACATGTTTAGCTCTCACAAATTCTGGGAAGGCACAACCATCGGCTACATCCCAATCCCCTTCGAGTAATCTTTTCCGTTCTATTTCAGGTAGTGAACGAAGCATAGCTTCATATTGTCCATCTGCCATAAGAAACGGGTTGTCTGTTAGTCTCGCAGGAATGAACCTACGATAGAACAAAGGTTGACCTTCCTTTTCGTGTCCTTGCGGCCAGAAGAAAGGCTTTCCTGTTTCAACATCTGATGCAGGGAATGGTTTGTTGTGTTCCCCGATGTCAATGTACATTTTCTTAATCCACCACCCACCGATTCCACCCGGATTGGCAGTACACCTCATATACAAACTCTTTTGTAGTTCTGGGTCGGTGCTTCTTAATCTTGATCTCAGGTAATCCCACACGTAAGGTGTTGGGTATTGGGTTATCTCGTCTATCCCTATCCAGTTGAAAGCTTGTCCTTGAAATCGGGTTACATCTTTGTCTTTGTCTAGATAGGTAAACCAAATGGTTGCTCC